TTCCTGTCTTTACTTGCCATACCAGCCGCCGCAGGGGCCGCTTATGGTGGAGTAAAGGCGGGACTAAACGGGGCTAAGCAGTCCCTCGCTCAAATTGAACGCACCGTAAACCGTATCGGAACAAAGGTAGATACGCATGGTGAGCGTCTTGCATCGGTTGAAGCAGAGACAGCAAACATTAAAGAAAGACTTGCAAGAAGAACGGAGCACTGATGGCTATCACATATCGCGGCGAAAGGTTTAGCGGGTACAACAAGCCCAAGCGCACTCCTAAAGCAAGGAAGTCCCATGCCGTACTTGCAAAAGAAGGCGACAAGGTAAGGCTAATTCGCTTTGGTCAACAAGGTGTAAGCGGCGCAGGCAAGAATCCGCAAACCAAAAAAGGCAAGGCCCGACGCAAAAGCTTTAAGGCGCGTCATGCTAAAAACATAGCTAGAGGCAAGATGAGCGCTGCCTACTGGGCAGACAGGGTAAAGTGGTAGTATGCCTCTTCTGAAGATTGCGCCTCGCCCCGGAGTTTTTACTGACGGAACAAGGTATTCCGCAGAAGGAACGTGGTTCGACTCTGATAAAGTCAGGTTTCGTAAAGGCTTTGTAGAGAAGATAGGCGGTTGGATTAATTATACGTCAGGAAAAATATTTGGCGTTGGGCGCAAAATCTTTAACTGGGCTACCGGAACCGGCGAGATCTATATTGGTGTTGGGACCAACAACAAGCTGTACGTCAACAACACCATTGGTTACTACGACATTACGCCAACAAGATCGACGGCTTCTATAAGTAGTAACCAAATAACAACGACAGACGGAAGCGGTCTTGTTGTTGTTTCGCACACCAACCACGGGGCAAAGCGTGGCGACTTTGTAACTTTTTCTAGTATTAGTGGCGCCGTAAACGGCATACCTGCTGCAACGCTAAATACCGAACATTACATTGCGTACCTAGGCGACTTGGCGGGTACAGACGAAAACAATAAATACGTTGTCTTGGTAGACGATTTTGCTACCAGCACAGGTGCTGCGGGCTCATCGTTTACCGCTACTTATGAAATAAACTCTGGCCCGATTGACGCCGCACTACTTACGGCTTGGGGTACTGGAACATGGGGCAGCGGACCTTGGGGCTCAACGCTATCTACTCCTGAAGAAAAAATTCGCTTGTGGTCTATGGATTCCTTTGGAGACGATCTTTTAGCAAACAACCGTGGCGACAAGGTTTACTACTGGGATGAAAGTGCAGGAACTAGCACAGCCGCTGTTCCTCTTGCTGATCTAACAAGGGCTTCAGTCACGCTTGGTACGGACCCAATTACAACAACGTCAGGGTCTCCAACCGTTGAAATTTACGACGATGCGGGACACGGACTTGCCGCTGGCGACAGCGTGACTATTGCAGGCGCTCCCTCTGTTGGTGGGATTAGTATTGATGGGACTTATGACGTTGCTTCAATTGTAACGCTTTCTGTTTTTACAATTACGTTTGGTTCAAACGCTTCGTCAACAGCAACCGGCGGCGGCACGGGCATTACTGCAACATACAAGGCCGGTACTTACTACCCGCCAACAAAATGCTTGCAGGTAATGACAAGCGAAATTGCCAAGCACGCTATTTGTTTTGGGTGCAACCCAGTTGGATCAAGCACGATTGACCTTAACCTTGTGCGTTGGTCTAGCGCCGAAGACGCCACAGACTGGCAACCCCTGTCTACAAACAGCGCTGGTGGTCAGGAACTATCTCTTGGTTCTACCATTATTGGTGCCTTAAAGGCGCGTGGCGAAATTTTAATTTGGACCGATGCTGGCCTTGTCAGCATGCGCTACACAGGAGATCCGTTTTACTTTTCGTTCAGCAGCGTGGGAGTGGGGATGTCTATGATTTCCCCTAACGCTGCCGCAAGCGCTAATGGTGTAACGTTCTTTATGGATCGCGGCGCCTTTTACCGCTACACGGGAACAGTGCAAAGGCTTACATGTCCGGTGCTTAGTACCGTCTTTGATGACTTTAACTTTGCTCAAGATTACAAAGTTGTTGCAGGCACAAACGTTGACCTGTCTGAAGTCTTTTGGTTTTACCCATCGAACTCCTCGGACGGACGCAATGATCGGTATGTAGTCTACAACTACGACGAAGATGTGTGGTATTTCGGAACCATGGCTAGGGGTGATTGGGATAATGCTTTCTTGATCAACAACCCTTTGGCGACATCAATTAACACTAAGTCTCTTGGCGCTAATCCATTTGCTACATCAAGTGGCTCTTCCTCTGTTACCGTAACAGATACTGCACACGGATTGTCCACGGGTGATAAAGTTATTTTTAAGGCATTTTCAGAATTTGCTGGACTTAGTGAAAAAGCCATCAACAACATGCACCCCGTAACCGTTACAGGAGCCAACACCTATACCCTAGAAATGGGTTCAAATGCTACGTCAACAGAGTCTGCTGCTGGCGGATCGGGCACAGTTATTTATCCTAATGTGATATACAGACAAGAGTCAGGTTGGAACGATGTAGATACGGCGTTTACATCGTATGTTGAAACAGGCGACATAGACCTTGGCGAGGGTGATCAGTTTATGTCGCTGAACAGAATTATTCCCGATATTAAATTTTTAAATGCGTCTTCGGATGACGAGGTTACTGTGTCAATCAACGGACACAACTACCCAATGGAGTCGCAAACAGAAATTGCATCATCTGCGTTTACCCCTTCGGCAACGCAGTCAAATATTCGCGGCAGGTCTAGGCAGGCGTCAGTAAAGGTGTCGAGTTCTGGCGCTGGTTACGGCTGGCGTGTTGGTTTCATTAGGGTTGACGCAAGAACGGATGGCCGCAGATGAGTGATATTGGAAATAAATACCTAAACATTGAGGTTCCACCGCAGGAATATGATCCGGTCGAAGCTCAATCTTTTCGGTACACGATTCAGCAAAACTTTAGGACAGTAGGGGCAGAAACAAAACGAGCAATGGATCACACGGAATCGACTTCATCACTGTCGCTCCGTAAGTATCAGTTTATGACAATGGGTGGTGCCAGTGTCTGATGCGTTAAAGGTCTTGGGACAGCTAACGAACACAAACACTAGCGTTCCTGCGGACTTGTTCACGCTTTACACGGTTCCTAGCGGGTCACAAACAACCGTTAGCTCGTTAGTAATCTGCAACACTGGTAGTGGGGCAAAGACATACGATGTTGCCATACGGATTAAGGGGGCGCCGTTGGCAACACGGCAGTATATTTGTAAGGGTCGCAGCATTGATGCAAATGCTACGGCAGCGTTGGTGATCGGTATTACGCTTAGTGATGGTGATATTGTTTCGGTAACAGCAAGTCACGATCAAGTAGCATTTAATCTTTTTGGTGTTGAAACATCATAGGTTGTTAAATGGAAGAGTTAATTAGAAGACTGTTTGGCGGACTCCGTGGGCTTCCTCTGCAAGAAGGGCCTGATCAAGAATCAAGCCAACCTTCTGGGCCTACGTTTGCAGAAATCCGCGCCGAAGAGGAAATGCAAAGAAGAAGGTATGAAGCCTTACAAGAACTTTTTAGAAAAATAATTTCTGGTGAAGAAATAAGTCCTCAAGAAACTCAGGAAATTCGAAACCAACTAGAACGACCCTTTAATCCGGGTGACCAGCGCCTGATAGGGATAGGCGATTTTGACCCCGGTTTAGCAGCATCGCCAATTCGTCAACCATTGCCTCCGATATTACCCGAAGGAGACTTGTTTGATCGTGTTATAGACGATGTTCCTGAGCCTGACGCAAGCGTTGACCGTATATCTGGTAGAGAACTTGCAAGATACGCACCGTTTGGCGAAGAGATGACCCTAATGGCACAGGGCATTAAAGACGACGACCGCAACCCTTTGTTACAAGGACCCCCGGTTGGCCTTCCCGCAACAAGAATGAGGCCGGTTTCTGTGCCAGACAGCGTTGAAGCGGTTGACTCATTAAGAGCAATGGACCCTTCTATTTCTGAAATGAGGATAAACAATGCTTTTGACATGTTGGCTGATGCTGACAGCATTAGGGGCGCTAGGCGCGACAGGCGCCGAAGCGAGGCTGCTGCCCAACGGCGCACAGAAGGTATTCCGTTTCTTTCAGCGGCTGATGAAGAGTCAGATGCATTTGCAAATCTTATTAGTCAGTCAATACAAGGTCTTAACAGAGAGGCAAGCCCTCTTGATGCAGTAGCGCGTCCACCGCGACGGAGTTCATACAGAGATGCTGCCGAAGCGGAGCTAGCTGAGATGCGTGCCGTCATGGACGCGCTCCCTCAGGCAAGAGAAGAAGATTTTCAGCGCAGTGTTCGGGCTACGCAACGCGCAATCCGACCCCTAGATTCGCCTCGTCTTCGAATTGCTGACACTGTGCGAGAGGCGCTTACTGACCCAAGGCGCACAGAAGAAACGACACAGGCACCTGTTGAGGTGCAGGAACCTGTTGCAAGTCCAGTTTTTGATCAAAAACCGGAAATATTTGAAGACATTCTTTCTACCTTAAAGCTTACTAGCCCAACCTTGCCTGAACCTTCTTTTGTTTCTACAAACAAAATTAGGGTGCCAAGGGTTACGTCACAGCAGCAATCGTCTGCAATGAGAGCAGACAGGGCTAGGCCAGCACCTCGCACAACGCGACAGTTTGTCCCATCAAACAGGCCCGGCGTAATGGGATCATGGCAGGATTTACCATATGAACTACAGCCAGCTACTACGCTTTCAGAACGTGAGATTCATCGCATGATCAGGGAGAGCAGGTAATGGCTGTCCCGGTTGCCGCCGCTGTTGGCATACGAGCATTAGCCAACCCAAGGGTTGTTATTTCTATTATGCAAAAGGCGCCCAAGTTGATGCGGTGGCTTTCGCGAGGGAAGAAACTAAAGCTTGACGGCAAGCGCTGGGACGAGTTAACGGCACCTCTCGATGCTTTTGAAAAAAGAGTTCTTAGAGAAAGTTTATCTGGGCCAGAGACAGGCAGGGCATTAAGAGAGGGGATGAGAAGGCAGTTTAGGTTGGGGGTGCCTGACAGGCTTCGTCGCAGTGGTGGCCCTAGAACAAGATTTATGACTGAAATGGCGGAAGAGCTAGGCGACATACCCGTACGACCTGCGACTGCTCGTGCTCAGAGCGCATTGCTTGGCGCCAGAAGTGGCGCGGCACCAAGAGGTGTTTCTGAAGCTGCTCGAAGAGGTACTGTTGGTGCAAGGCGAGTTCGGTCAACCTACCCGCCTGATGCCGCTAGACCTTTTATTCAAATGTCTGACGACACGTTTTTAGGTGGTCCGGGCACTGGTACACGGTTCCCAACGGGAACAAACCTACCCGATGTTGTTCGGCAAACTTCAAGTGGTGCGGGCAGGGCTGGTGCAAGAGCAAGAACAGGCAAGAGTGGTGTTCCGGCAACTTTATTTGATATGCCTGCTAGGGCATATCCAAAGCCTAATCTTCCTAACAACGCAGCGCAGGCAGCAAAGAAAAGTAAGCTAGGGCGCGGAATCCTTGCACTGCTTGGTCTTGGTACCGCAGGACTAGCGTTTCTTGGCGGGGGCGAAGATGAAGTAACGGAACCGTTAGAAATACCTTCTGCGGGCTTTGCTCCTAACCAAAGAAGGCCCCCCGGCCTTGATGAAGTTCTTGCTATTTTAAATCAGGAAAATGTGCCATACCGAGATACTAGTAGGCACAGGCCGCTCAGTGAAGAAGAAACACAACAGTTCGTAAATATGATGCTGAGTAAATAAAAATGAATAGAACGAACCTTCCTGAACAAATGGGCTACGCTAACGGCGGCGATGTTGACCCTGAAGATTTTCTTGCTAAGGCAGACACGCTTGATGCAGCAGGGGACACGACCCGGATCTCACGGGCACCTACAAGTTTTCATGGTATGGCACAGGAAAGAGCAAAAAGAGACGCTCTACGTTACATGCACGACCGACACATACCTAATCGCCATGACGATGACTTATTGTATGCGGGTGTTGATCCAGAATTTGCGCGAATGCTCCTTCAAGCTGACCCTGAAATATCTATAACTTCAGAAATAAAACCTAACATTGGAAGAACGGGGAGATATCGCGAGTATTCAACAACTTTTCCAAAAGAAGTAGAAGGCATTGGTGTACCCAACCCGCCCTTAGTTAGGGGTTTGCCAGACAGGACTCCACAAGAAGTAGCAGCTATGTCAGAAGAAGACATGAAATATGCAATTCGCCGCGACTTGGCAGGCGAAAATGTTATGGCTGCGCTACTGTCAACTGAACTTAGTAAGCAAAGGGCTGGAGAGCCGACAAGGTTTACTGAGATGGAAGAGGTTCGCGACCTAATGGAAAGGAATGATAGGTTGCCAGCGCATTTAAGTGCTCAAACAGATTCGATTTTAGACGAAATAAGGCGTGGCGAAGGAAGAGTTAGGCGGACGCCGGACATGGAAGCACTTCTGGAATTGATCGCAAGAAAAAGAAAAGAACTTGTAGGGTTCTCCGCTGGCGGCGGTATCTACACAGTGCCACACCTCGCGCAAATGGCCGGTGGTGGTATCTACACCATCCCTATGGCGGGCGGTGGAATGTATGTACCCGGATATGGATTAGGTGGATTTTTTCGCGGCCTAAGTAAGGTTGCTTCTGCGGCTTCCTTTATTCCGGGCCTCCAAGCTTTTTCTATTCCTATTGCAGCGGCTTCTGGTGCAATAGGTGGGGCAATGGATGGGGGTGGTATTCAGGGTGCGTTAAAAGGTGGCGCAGGAGGATTTATTGGTGCTAAAGCTGGTCAAGCTTTAGGGGGATTAGGTGGTGCGGCATCAAAAGGTGCTGACATTGCTAGTAAAGCGGGGACGCTCGCAAAGGGTGCCGATGTTGCTAGTAAAGCAGGGACGCTCGCAAAGGGTGCCGATGTTGCTAGTAAAGCAGCCCAAGGCGCAAGCACACTTAGCAAGATTTTAGATGTTGCTCAGCACCCCGCTATGATGGCAATGGGGTACCCACTGCTTGGAGAGTTGTTAGGCTCTGTCGGCGGCGGCGGATTGGGTAAGATGGGAGCGCCTACAAGCTCTAGGGGTGGCGAGTCAATACAGCGCGTTATGCCTAGCTATGTTGCTGATCGTCAAGCTGCACCAACGAGGGCACAAGGGTACACTGGTCCTATTGCGCTTCAGAGCAGGCAAAGAGGCGGCATGATGGAAGAGGGGGGCGAGATGGGTATACCTGACTTTGTGCCACAGCCCGTTAGACCAAGACGCCCAATACCTGAGTATACCGCTCCTGTTATACGGCGCCGACCTGACCTAAACATAGATCGTCCTGTAAGACCAGAGCCAGCACTTCCGCCACCCCCGTCAAGGGAACGGCGCGAAGAAACATCTGAAATTGAAGATCGTTTTGAAAGAGTTGAAAGAAGAGCGGCTCCGCGTGAAGACCGCAGGGGTCGCCGCGAGCGCCCAGAAGACCAAAGAGAACGAGGCCCAAGGGAGGGCGGCGGTGACTTATCTGGGACAGAAGAGCGGACAACAAGAGATGCAGAGCCAGAAGGCAGGGGCACCTCGTACGAAGAGGGTCGTTACCGTTACGGCGACCGCATGACCGAAGAACAAAAAAGGAAAACAAAAAGGTTTAAGACTCAAGACGAGTTTGGGGACGCAGATGAATCGGCTGAAATGGAAAACATACGGGCTATTGCAAAGGGCACTCCTTCAGACGACATAGTTAGTATCGACGGCACAATGATTGAAGGAGAAAGCCCTTATGACGATAGCCCAACCTCTATGCCGGGCTTCGAAAATCCAGAGTTATTAGCACGAAGAGACAGAGACTTGGGGGCGGCGCCGGTCGTTGTTGGGCCACCTACAGGGCAGTTTACGCCTCAAGCGTATGAAATAGCGGATGTTCCAGACTGGTATCGTGCCGGGTTAATGTCTGAACAAGCCCTAGAGACAGGGCAACCAGAGACCTTCTTGGGACAAGACCCATTCTCTGTGTTTGCCGGACAACAGCAAGATCCAATCTCTATGTTCCGTGGACCTGCGGCACCACAGGCTCCGCTACAAATGCCGAACATGCCATTCTTGCAACAAGGTCAACCGCAAATGGGGCCACCTCCTCCAATGATTGCTGACCCCGGAGATAAATTTTCTAGGCCAAGGATAGAGGCACCACGGCGAGTGGTTCCTGCTGAGCAGCAAATGCAACCTCCTATGCAGATGCCGCAACCAGTTCAGCCGTTGCCTGACTTTATGCCACAGCCTATGCAACAAATGCCAGTTGGTCGCATGCAACCACCGCCACAAGTTTTAGAAGGTCGCGCTGATGGCGGCATGGCTCCACAAGATATTCCGTTTGAGGGCTTTATCGAACCCTTTGAGGACGGCACCATGGAAAGCAGCGGCGCTGTCGATGACCGCGTAGCTGTAATGAAGCCGCGCCTTTCTGAAGTTGGTCCTGAACAGACGGAAATGCTGTCAGCTTTAAAAAACGCATTGCGTAACCCAACTAGCGAAGTGTCTCGTCAAATTATTGAACTGGCAAGAAATACATTTGGTGAAAAATTTATTACAAACTTGATGGAAGACATGTTGTCTGCCGGTAACAACCCAATGGTCGAAAGCCAAGATGACATGGATCGTCTTGTAGAGATGGAGTTTCGTCAAAACCTAGCTGAAGGTGGTTCTGTTCGAGTTGGCGCTGCGATTGCCCCAAACGAATACGTCTTAACCGCTAGTCAGGTACGAAATGTTGGCGGCGGCAACACAGAAGAAGGCGCTAGGCGAATAAAAAAACTTGCAAGAAATATTGATATTGCTGGGTCCAAAACAGACGGGCCCTTGAACGTTGAGATTGTTTAAGATGATGCGAGACGACGAGTTACAGGCAGAGGGTGTGGGTCGCAGCGTAATAGACGCTATTATGCAAAGTCGCCCAAGAAAGCGAACCATTTACCCTGATGTGCCTGCGCCACGGAAACAGGGCGTAAGAGCGCTTTTAGCGTACTTGAGTACGGCCATGGACCCAAGTCACATGAGTCGTGGGGCCAAAGAGGTGCTAGAAGCCGCTCAGGCTCGCAGGGCAAGAGACGAAAGCCTCCGCGAAAAAATTATACGGTTACAGTCCGCCCAAGGCAGAGGCGCAGAAGAAAACGCGGAGCTTCGCGCTTTAATGAATCTTCCTCGGTCTCCACGCTCACTGCCTCCGTTGTACACAGCAGAGACAGCGCCAATGCTTACCGAAGAACAAATACAAAAATTTGGCATTGAGCGCGGATATGCCGGTGGCGGCAAGCTCCCCGGATACCAAGAGGGTGGAGAGATTGATCAAGCCACGCAACAGGTAACAGAAAGTTTTGTGTCACCTGAGGTTGCCCCGGCGTATGCACAGCTTACGGATCGCATTGTCAATGAAAGCATGCGGCCTTATCAAGGATATGGGGGACAGCGACTTGCAGGATTTAGCCGACCTGAGACATCGGCTATGCGAGGCATGTATCAGTATGGCATGAGCGGTGGCCCCGCAGAGATGGGTGCGGCACAACAGGCAATGATGGGCTCTATGGCAGGCTACGGCGGTGTTGGCTATCAAAGTCAGCCCGGCTCCTTACAGCCCTATATGTCTAGTTACATGTCTGGTGTGGTTGATCCACAAGCAAGAGAGGTCAGGCGCGAAGCACAGAGGCAGATGCAACGCCTTGGTAGCCAAGCTGGAAGGGCTGGCGCTCATGGCAGCATGCGTCACGGCCTCGGTGAGCAAGCGATCCGCATGGGCACCAGTGAACAGATTGGTGACATCTATGGCATGGGCCAGCAAAGAGCGTTTGAAAACGCACAGCAGGCGTTTGCCGCAGATCAGGCCCGTCGCATGGCGGCGTCTCAAGGATTAATGAACGTTGGCGGCGGCTTGGCTTCGCTTGGTGGACAGCAACAGCAGATGCAGTTCGACCGCTTTGGTCAGATGATGGACGCAGGACAACGTGCCCGTCAAATGCAACAGCAGTCGCTTGACATTGGGTACCAAGACTTTCAGAACCGCATGAACCAAGAGCGTCAAAACATTGGCTTCCAGCTAGGCGCCATGCAACAGCTTCCGTACCAGAACACCACGGTACAGCAAAGAAACTTTGCACAAGCTGGTCCGTCAGCCGGACAGAGATTCCTTGGAACAGCCGTTAGTGGGTACGGTCTCTACAATCAAGCGAGAAACCAAGGTCAAAACCCGATGACGGGCTACGGCAACTACGGCCCTAATCCTCCGGGGTACAACGTTGGTGCGGTACACCCAAGCCAAAAAAACTTTGGCGGCACTAAACCGGGCGGCACCGTCGGAACTAAAACCGGACAGCAGTACACGAAGAGAACAGCCTGATGCCTAATATTTTAAAGCTGCAAAAAGAATTAGAAAGCATCCCTGACGAAAGGTTAATCGCAGAGGTGTCTGCTCCTAATATGTATCCTGCCTATCTGAGCGCCCAAGAATTACAGCGCCGTCAGGATTTTCGTAACGCAACCATGCAGAGGATGGTCGAAGAAGGCACCATCATTGATCAACGTATCATGGAAGCGCAGGGCATGCCCGGAACTGACTTTGCCGGACAAGCTCAACAAACGGCTGACGCAGCGTTGCAGGGCATTGGCAGCATACCAAACTTACAGCCGACGCAACCTATGCCTGCGGCTATGGTCGGAGCGCAAGACCCGTCCATGATGCAAGATCCGTCTATGACGCAGGGTCAGCTTCCTATGGGTGCCATGGTTGAAGGTGGCCTTGTTGGTTACCAGAACGGCGGCAGTACCGACGACCCTAAGCTTCATTGGAAAAATGAAAGCCTCCGGACCCCAGAAGGTGACTATGCTAGTGGGGAAAGGTCTTTACTAGGGGATGTGTACCGATTAGGAAAACGGGCCTATGCAAACCTTGGTGGAGTAGGAAACGTTATAGGGGCTAATCTTGCTGAAATGTATGAAGCTGCCCTTCCGAACCGACAATTTCCTGAAGAGCGGCGAACTGAAGATGGTCGCTTAATGCTTGGCAGAGGACCAATATGGAACCGGAAGTATTATGACCCGGAAATAGAAGGCATAAGCGGACTAAAGGAGGTTGTCGGTGAACTGCCGGGCGCCACCCCTATTGAGCCCAGTATGTCATACGAAGAACTGTTTGGGCCGTCAGACGCAAGCAGTGCCGACCAAGGCCCAGACCTTTCAACTTATGAAGATATGGTTGGTCGTACCGACGCTTCTGACCTTGTTCAAAGGATTTATGATGAGCGTGATCGCCAAAGCAGACCAAGCCCTCAGGATCTACAGTTTATGGGCTTAAGGGAGCAAGCGGCAGACAGAGACATGGAGCGCTATGAACGGCTTGCTGCCCAAGATCGCGCAAGAATGGATTCACTCAGGGCGCGTCAGGCGCGATTTGACGAAAATGAGCAAGGGTATCAAGACGAATTAGCGGCAGAGCGTCAAGCTGCGCGAGACCGTGCTGAAGGAGATCAGATGTCAGAGTTGGCCAGAATTGTTGGTGGCTCAATATCTAGAGGCAGATTCCAAGAAGGTGGAATCGGTGGCGGTATCAGCGAAGGTATTACAGACCTAAGGGATCTACAGGAACGTCAGCGTGCAGAAGATCGACGGGTTAGAGATGAGATCCGTGACATTGGCCTGCGTAGATTTGAAGCAGAGTCAACAGCAGAAGAACGACTGTTGCAAATAGAAAGAGATATAATTTCTGGAAGAATTACAGCCGAGCAGGGTTCGGATGAAGCTCGACTCCTGAACGCACAGCTTGTTTCAGAAAGATCCAACGCACAACTAGACACTAACGCAATCGTTCAGGCCCATCAAATAGAGTCTTCAGAAAGACAAACGATGGCAACAATTGCCGCAGAGATGCAGATGCAAGAAACAAGCAGAAGGATGGACGACGAAACAGCGGCTGCGGTCTCCCAAACAGCAGCGACAACAATTGATACAGCGATGCAGAATACTACAAACGTGTCTGATCTTGTTAATTCTATTCGGCGTGAACTAGAATTTAAGTACCAGTATCTGCCTGAAGAAAGCAGACAGAGCGTGATAGAATCTGCAATACGGGCCGCGCTAACAAGGGTCAGGGACACGGGAAGCCGACAGCTACGAGACGATTTGCGTCGAATCATGGAACAAGGCGAAGGCGGGGCAATCCCCGGAAGTGCTGATGGCGGGTTTATGGAACAGGGACTTGGTACACTAATTCCAAGGCCGTAACAAATGTCCATGGAACAACGCATAGCATTGCGCCGGGCCGGACTGTCAGAGGAACAGGCTGATCTTGTTTTAAACGAGGCCGGTCAAGGAAACAGGGAAGCCCAAGGCATCCTTGATTCTATTGGTGAGTTCGCTGAAGGCGTGGCCCTTGGTGGCGTCAGGTCTGTTACAAGCCTTGGCGAAGGTCTTGGTTCTACGCTTTTGCGTCCGGTTCCGTTTGTGGGCCGTGGTCTTAAAAGGTTGTCTAGACGGACTGAGCGTGGCGCGGAAAGACTTTTCGACCCTGAGGGTGGGGCCGGTGCCGCAGGTGAGTTTGTGGGGCGTTTAGGCGGCGAAATCGGTACTACAGTTGGTACGTTAGGTGTAGGAAAAGCTATTACAGCATCAAGGTTTCCTGCTCAGTATGCGCGATTTCAAAAGTACATGTCAGGAAGCCCCTTAAAAGGCGCTGTTGGTGCCACTGTTGCAGAGTCTCCGCTATCTGTTTTGCGTGCAACATCATACGCACAAGAACGAGGCACCGACTTTGGATATGAACTTGGAATGGAGGTCGCCGGTTCAGCCTTAGGTGGTGCTTTCGTTGGTCGCAGGACTCGCCCTGCTGATCCGGTAACAAGAGGGCGCTTCGGACGGATTCACGAATTTCCTGAACCCGGAAAAAAAGTAAAAGAACCAACGGGTCGTCGTCAGTTGTTAGAAGGGGGTCGCCTAAAGAGTATGTACCAAAAAGGCACCCAAGGTCTTATGGATAGGTACATACCGCTACGGCTGTTAGCCAGACAGGTTGGTGGCCTAGAAGGCGAAAAGATGATTTCTGGCGCGTTGGCTCAAATGCTTGGGTCAAACAAGCGCGGACAACAGTACCTAAGCACTAACCTTGTGCCTTGGCTGGACGAACACGGAAGCAACCTAGACGATATCAACAACGCCGCAAAAATAAGGCGTGAAATGGTGCTTAGGACGTTGCCGGAAGACCGTGCAAGAGGGCCAAGGATGGCGCATGTCAACGACGCAGAATTAAAAAAACTCTACGATGAAGTTATGTCTGACGAGTATTTGGTTGACAGAACCAATGATCTGCACCGTTTCTTTAGGAACAATCTTGAGACGCGAAGAGCGGCAGGCATTGATCCTGAGGAACACTATCAAAAAATTATAGCGTCCTCAAAGTCCAGTGTAGACGACTACTACACACCAATGGTTCCGATATCTACCAGAGAATTGGATAAACCAAAGATATTAACAAGGGTAGATGCGTTTCAGCCCAGAGGGTTGAAAGGAATGAGGGACTCGCCTACCAAGGTCGATGCAGAAGGCAGGGTCATACGGTCTGAGCCGCTTGAAGATCCAATTGAAATGTTGGCCCTTGAGACGCTTCAACTGTACGACGACATCGGAAGAAAAAGAGTTGGCGACACTCTCTTTGAACTTATGGGTGAAAACGTTGAGCTTGACGGCATCGTGCGAGCGGTTACCGATGCAGACATAAAAGCACAGAACATAAACCCACAACGAATCTGGACGTACAAAGACAGGGGACAAGAGTACAAGTTTCATGTGCTTGATGAAGACTTGTTTGACCTTCTCAAGATGATGCCCGAAGCAGAAAAGGGCAGGATGATGAAACTAGCGTCTGGGGCAGCTAACTGGAAACGTCGGTTTATTACATGGCTTCCTGACTTTGCCGTTATGGCAACGATGAGAGATGTACCTCTCTATGCTCAACAAAGAGTTATTCAAAGAGGCTCTCGTTCATTTATGGAGTCTGGTGCAGGTGGCGCCATTGGGGCTGTTGGGGGTGCCGCTACAGGGGATACGCCCGAAGAGCGCTTGGAGCGAGCGATACAAGGTGGGCTTGCAGGTCTTGGAATTGGTTTGGTTGCAAAACCCACGGCAGAGATTGGACAGGCGCTTGGCACCATTACAAGAGCAAAGATTAACGCAAGCAACGGCGCCTTAATAAAAAGAGTTGCACCAATCGCAGAGTCACTCTTGGGAGGATTAGGCGACGAGCTAGGTATGGACCCTAAGCTGTGGGAAGAGTTTGTTAGGGAGGGCGGCGTTACAGCAGGATTGAGTTACGGCAGAAAAGATGCGGCTAAGCTTGTTAAAAACCTAATGAACAAGGAGGAACGAGCTACAATATTCAATAGTGTAGGTCGTGGCATAGACATTCTTGAGTCCATTGGAATGGTAGCAGAAAATGCGCCGCGCCTAGCTCAATACAGGGCGCTTCGCTCAGGTGCCGCAGGCACCCTGCCCGGAGCCTCCACCCAAGAAGCTATATGGGCGGCACAAGATGTAACCCTGCCGTTTGCTTTGCGAGGAAAGTGGAAGTCTATACAGACCATGGCTCAAGTGACTCCGTTTTTTAACGCAAGTCTACAGGCTTGGTCTAAACTGTTTCGGGTTTTCCGGGGTGACCCCAAGAAAACCATGGGTCGCGGCGTATCGGAAAGCATGCTCGCAATGGGCACTGCTATTACCGCCCCAACCCTTTCGTTGTGGATGGTAAACAAGGACAACCCTGAGTATTGGGACCGCCCACTCTGGGAAAGAAATATGTTTTGGTTGCTACCTAAGCCTGAAGGTGGGTTTTACCGGATACCAAAACCGTTTGAGCTAGGCTATGCCTTTGCATCCCTTCCAGAAAGAGCGCTAGAAGCAGCAGCTAGGGCTGGAGTTATTGAAAGCGCGGCGCCTGAGGGATCAGAGGCGGCTAAGGATATGTCAGAATCAGTTCGTGCTATGGCAACATCGCCAATCACTGGAATGCTACCTATCCCTGCCATAGCGGCCCCGCTCTTAGAGATAGGATTAAACAAGGACTTCTTTAGGTGGAAGCCAATTGTGCCTGAGTACCTTGCACAAAGGCCCATTGAAGGACAAGTAAGACCTACTACGCCCCTTCTGGCGCGAGCAATCGGTGAGGCTTCGGGCGTGTCCCCATTAAAAGTTCAGGCTGTTGTGAACAGCATGGGCGGCACTATGGGAAGAAGGGTGATGCAGGCCGTTGACATAGCTGGCGCCGTAACAGACTACCCCACTCCTGCCTCACAGCTAGATGTAGGAGAAAGATGGAATCAGGTACTTGGCCTATCTAGGTTTAACACTCAGCAATACTCACAGGGCAATATTGAGTTTGCGTCTTACCAAGTTTTACGAAACTCAAAAAATATTTTAGATCAGTTTAACAGGATGGTCAGAGCCAACGTAGACGAGAGAGCGCTACGCCTGTTTGCTGAAGATTATGCAGACGAACTTAGGATTGCCCGAGCCACCGGGTCGAACCTCAGAGCGATGAACAAGCTGAGAGAAGAAAGGAATAAAATCATGGGAGACCATAGTGTGCCACAGCAAAGACTTAGGAATGATCTTGACGAGTTTAATCGTCGTGGGTACAGGCTGGGAATCCAAGCATTCCGTAACATTGACAGGATTATCCAATAATGGCGGTTAGCGCACCAGTATGGCATCTACGCAGAGAGTTAGAGAAAGGTGATGCCGTGTGGGGAAGGCTATACAACGACGATGACGGTGTAAGCTTTTGGAGTATTGAGAACTCAGAGACACTGATCCCTGAGGGACTGCACCCATGCGTAAAAGATTACTACCATCGTGGCGACTATCCCACGTTTGAAATTATTGTAGAGGGCCGAGACAGGTTGCTGTTTCACGCCGCCAACTACGCCAATGAGCTTGAGGGGTGCATCGCCCCCGGCAAAGACAGGGGTGAAACAGACGATGGCAGGCTTGCCGTATGGAGCAGCAAGAAAGCATTTAACGAGTTTTGGGAAATCGTAAAAGACGAAGAAGAGTTTTTACTTTTAATTGAAGACGCAACCGAGGACAACAACAATGAGTAGATTCCTTAGTGTTTTTAAAGACAACAACGACTGGAATGAAAAGACTATCATTGGCGCAATCTCTTTTGCGATGATGGTTATAACTGCTGTTGTGGATGTGACGACTGGCGTGTGGGGTATGCAGCTTGAGGTGCAAGAATTTATTTACAATTCTTTTTTAATCATTACGCTAGGCTGCTTCTCTATTAGTGGAGTTGAAAAGTGGGCGCCCAAACGAGATGACTGATGCCCGCCCGGCTGAATGACAACACTGAACTCACTATGCCCCTTCGCAACCTCCTGTCCATTGTGGCAGGGGTTGCCTTGGGCGTATGGGCATACTTCGGCATAGTTGAGCGCCTTAACACCATCGAAACCTCTTTGATGATGATGGAAAAAGAGGTTGAGCTAAACTCTGACTTTAGAGTGCGTTGGCCTAGGGGCGAGCTAGGGTCATTACCTGCGGACGCCGAACAATTTATGTTATTAGGTCACCTAGAAACTCAACTTGACAAGTTGATTGAAGAAGTAGAGTCAGGTAGTGCTCCGTTTGATCAACAGCAAGAGCTTACGCTTCAGTGGTATGCACAACGCATCTCTGAGCTTGAGTCGCAGGTTGAAGAGATAAGGGCAAGACGTTAGTCCAAATCATACAATGATTGACGACACAACATTTTCTAAGTCCACAGGGGTTAAGCTTACCATTGGTGCCGTTATCGGACTAATGGCTTTCTCTGTTTTTATTGATCGCCGCTTTGGCTCCCTTGAAGCTGACAGTGCGAGCCAAGCAAGTAGCGTAGAGACTATAAGCAGGCGCCAGAACACTTATATCGACCGGCGCAATGAACAGCACCAAGACTTTGTTGATGATCTGCGCCAGATGAACGACAGGCTAGACCGCCTATGTGAGGCACTAGCGTCCCGAGAGTCAGAAGTAATATGCAATGACTAACTGTCAGAGATGTGCTACACCGAATCCCGATCAAGAAAGATTTTGTTGGATGTGCCAGTGGGACAGCACCAAGGAATTTGTTGAATGCCCCCACTGCGGAGACGCACTAAAAGATGACGGGCGGTGCACCACATGTGGCATAGCTCCTGTTGACCCAGAAGAGGATAGAGGCCCCAATGAACACCCGCAAACCAAACGATAGGCACTTAGTAGTATTTTTAGGTGATACCCATTGCGGATCTACGGTAGGACTTTGCCCAGAGGAAGGACTTGAGCTAGATGACGGGGGTTGGTATCAACCCAACAAGGCACAACAATGGCTTTGGTCGAACTGGTTAGAAGCTTGGGATCGTGTCGCAAAAATAAAAAAAATTGTGCCGGGTACAAATTTGCACATCGTGATGAATGGAGACGCTGTTGACGGCGACCATCACAAAACATCGCAGATTGCTAGTAGACTGACAGGCATCCATGTCAGGTGCTTTATGGAATCAATGCTAATCCCCCTCTCCCTAGGCCCAGACTCTATCCACATTATTCGTGGGACAGCGGCGCACGTTGGAGAGTCGGGCAACGTGGAAGAGGGTATCGCGAGGGCGCTGTCTGCGGCTGGGTGGCCTGTTGTTGCGGACCCTGACACTGGTCAAAAGTCTTCGTATTGGCGCAAGCTTACGATTGGTGACGTTAAGATTGATGTTAAGCACCATGGCCGCATGGGTAGAAGGGCGCACACGAAGGGTCCGTACATGAGATGGTACGCTCAAGACATCTTCTTTAACTACGCCATGGACGATGAGACCCCGCCGGATCTAGCGGTGCGAAGCCACTTCCATCAGTTTGCTGACAGTGGGCAAATCCACAAAATTAAAACCAGAGCAGTAGCGCTACCTGCTTGGCAGTTAGCTACAGAGTATGTCCACCGTGTTGCCGAAAGTTTGGCTGACATTGGACTAGTGTGCGCCGTCATCGAAGACGGGCACTATACCATAGAACCAATCCTGTTTCGTCCAGAAAGACCAACGGAGGTCGTAGTCAAGTGAGTGAGATAATTACTGAAGCCGAAATCATTGAGCAGATCAAAGAGTCTTTTAGAGCAAGAAACTCTGAAACGTCTGACGGTGATGTTATGACCATGGCTGAGTTGTCTGAGGCGCTTGGAATGAGAGACAAGCCAGCAAGAAAGCTTGTAAGAGGTATGATTGAAGACGGGGAAGTTGAGGTGGTGTGGATCAGAAAGAAGAATATGGTCGGCGTAATCAGCAAAGTTCCTGCATACAAATACATCGGGGGCTAAAAAAATGAATATAAAAAATATTTTTTGGGGGCTGCTGGGGCTTCTTGTTACTTCTTTTTTTATTACAAATTATTTTTTTGGTGGCAGCGACGAAGCCGTGAAGGAAGCAATGGTTGCTGTTGCAAAAGCTGACAGCTTACTAGCGCAAGCCGAGATCAAACTAGACTCAGCTTCTGTTGAGTATGATCGTGTGGTAGACAGCTTGTCGTTGGTGCAGGATAGCATATCAGACGTAGTTGTAGTCGCGCAAAGCGATGCTAGGCGAGCATCTGCAAGACTCAACGAAGAGGCCCAAACGCTACAAGACAGCCTAGCTGTTATTGATTCGGGTTTAGCTCAAGAGCTTGATCGAATAATGGAGTCGCATGAAGAAGTCGTAACAGCCATGCAGACTGAGATTGATGCGCTCAACCACGACAGAGAGTTGCTATGGCGCCGCATCGAAGTGTCGGACTCTTTGCTTGCTGTACAGGTAGAGGTGAACGATGCGCTCAGAGGCTCTATAATCGCCCTAGAAGGCGAAAGAGACGCTTGGAGGGCGAAGGCTTCTCCCTCACTCCCCAAGCGCCTCCTAGGCCATACTACGGCTGTTCTGACAGGTGCGGTGTTGATAGCTACCCTACGATAGCATGTCGATTTCACTGGCCCTGTCCAAGACCTCACTCATCTCTTGTCTCCACGAACTTTCGGCAGAAATCGTAAGCTTTATCAAATCCAAATAAAATAATTCTTGCAATCACTGCTACCGTAAGAGAGACCACAAACAGGTTCCACAAAAGTCCCATCATTCTAGCTCCGTTGCAAAGCTTATGAATCCGGGTGTGCCGTCACCCATCCACGCACCCAACTGATTGTACTCAAAAAACTCGTAAGCCTCTTCGTCAGTGGCGCCGTCTTTCATAAGCTTTTCAAGGACACGCTGTTTGTCGTACACGATAATTGGCTCCATGCCAAACCGCTCTAACACGCCTGCTATACAATCGTCATAGCCGTCCATCGTTAGCGCCTTGGTGTCATCTCCAAGCATTTCATAGATAGTCATCTAGATACGCCTCCATATCATCACGGGACGAGCATGGCACTCAGGGCGCCTGCTCTTGATGTACTTGCCAGTAGAAGAAACCAAGCCCTCCTTCTTTGCCCTCGTCATCACAGCGCCCATGGCGCGTGGTTCATTGGGCGTGGTTTCAACTTGCTCCCACAGGTAGTCCGTGGTAAACGTCTGATAAATTGGAATTGATAAAATTATTTTTATCACCGAATCTATCCAGCCGTCGTAGGCGAAGTCGAGATTTGCAACTGCTTCGTCCCGAGCGGACTCCCCCGCAAACAACGATGTTTGAAGGGGGTCGCTCTGGGCCTCTGCCAACCAAGCAGGGGTAAGACTCATTTCGTCACCATCCTTTTCTGAAGTCATTCGTACTGCTTAGACCATTGTAGGGTAAGCAGAGCTAATGTTATTGGGCTGTAAATCAAACGTGCGGCGCCCTGTTCTCTTGGCGTTCCACGCTCTTATCACAAGCTCGCCAACAAACTCAGCGCGGATAGACCCGGAAGATCTCAACAGGTGATCTCTGAGCTTCTTTACTATAGACCGAGGCCCCAAGTTGGCGCCTGTCGCAAGAGATACGAAAAACTCTTCGGCCAACTCTGCATCAAGACCCTTGGCTATAAAGTGCATCGCGGCCACTGTACCCGGTGCTGACAACTTTTGCTTTTGACACCTCTTGTAGTGACACACTGAGTCCTGCACGGACTCTGGGCCTAGCGCCAAGTAATAGTCATAAGCCTCTGTTGGAGTCCTAAGCATGGGCGCCTTTTCTGCCGTAACCGGATGTGGCAACCCGGTCTTTTGATTGTACTTCCAAACCTTGCGAGCAATTGTTGAGGCGTTCTTTGCGTTCCTTACACCCCTAATAGAAAAAATATCACTTGGGGTGCGCTTTCTTCCGATGTCGTAAAAAGCGAAATTGTCTTCTGGCTGACCGAAGAAGCACCACGCAGGAATGGGTACGCCGCTTTCGACAACTGCATGCAATCGGTGCTGTCCGTTTTGTGTGCGCCCTTTCACATCGAATGAGATTGGATCGGGAACAAGTGGCCACGCTTTTTCCCTCATCCTGCGAGCGTACTCCTTTACTGTTCCGGGCGTGAGGGGGCGCTGAAAGTTTTCATCGTTATGTATAAGCGCCTCGTAAGCCAACTCAGGCGTTATGAGTAAAAGCTTTGGATTCTTGGGGGCCGTCAAAAGCCACCTCTTCAACTGTCCGGTTGTCACACTCTGTGCTGTAGTGTTCATCTTTTTTTTACCCAGCGTTAAATAAATTATTTCCACCAAATATCTTTGGCTTTCTTGCGGTCCTTTTCTGCTTCAGTCCCACGGCGATCATAGAAATCACCTTCATCCAGATATAGCTCAACCGCGTCTGCTATAAACTGGTTCCTGCTAATCCCTAAGCGCTCAGCCTGTTCATCCACCCCCCGCTTTACAGCAGGGGGCAGACGAACGAGAATGCTCTTAGTCTTTACCACGGCATGTCGTCGCCGCTGTCATCCTCTTCGGTGTCGTCGGGGATAACAGGACTATCCTCTTGTGGCATAGCGACCTCAAGTCGCACGAACTGATATGCAACACCCTTCTTCGATGTACGATTCCACGAAGCGGCCTTGAGTGTTGGCATGACGCCGGTCTTGGCCTGTTCGACCATAGCCTTTAGGAACTCGCGTTCGATTTCAATCGTACCAACTTCGGACGGATGCCGATCAGTCTTTGCGTACTTGTTCTTGAACAATGCAAAGTCTTGCCGTGGCCCGGTCTTGTACTCTGATGCCATTACTGGATTTCTCCTTGTAGTTGTAGTGCGGGATTGCCTACTGCTTCCATGTCGTGCAATACTGCCTTCAATTCATCTACGTCAGCGGCTTGTACTGCGGCCTTGACGCGCTTCTTGAAGTCGGCGTCGGGTTCCCACCCCGCCTTGTTCAAGCGGTTTGCAAGAGACTTCACAGTGCGAAGCATCTCTTGAGCGTAAACCTCATCGCCGTTTTCCTTGGTCGGCTCCGTCGCCTTTGGCTTTGCCTTGGCCTTTGCCTTTGGTTTTGCCTTCGGCTTCGGGGCAGCCTTAGAATTATTTTTCTCTGCCTTTTTGTTTTCACCGGGCGGCAGATCTTCACCGGCATAGATGTAGTGCCCCAACCCAAACAGCGCGAAGCACTTAACCATGCAACGCATCTTGGCGTCACTAATCGACCTAGCATCGGGATTGGCGATTGCCTTGTGCCGGTAATCCATTACCGGAAGCCACATGTGCTGACTCACCGAACCAATGGACACGGTGCAAGACACAGCGGCTGTGCCGCCGGGGTACACGATGTGGTCAAGGTGAAGGCCGTCACCGTGCCAAGTCACCTTCATGGTGGGGTAGTTGTCCATCATAATCCCCCAAGCCCAAGCCCATGACAGATACGACAGACCATTACGGTCCTCCGTATGCTCGTCTACGTTAAGCTTGGATAGTGTTTGCCAGATCTCTCCGGCTGTTGCTTCCTTGCTCACAAAACCTCCTTCTGGTATTGAGGACAAAAATCTGATACTGAGCAATAGTTTTCACACCTGATATACCTACCGCCAGACCGTGCCCAACGCTCATCATCTGTGCAAGGCGCCGGGGTCTCCGCTGTATGAAGATCGATTCGCTGACGCACAAAGTCTTCGGCAACCCTAGGAAGCCACAACGGAATGTCCATCGGCACAATCGGTGAATCAGGGTACTTCCTGTACGACTTCTTGGGGTGGGGGTTCTTCTTCATGGCCGACCAGTCCCGACAGATTGCACAAATCGTCAGAGACTCAATCGGCATATCGTTCTCACGAAGCAACCAAGCGTAAATATTGAGTTGCTGTTCCCACTCCGGCTTGCCTACCATCGTGCTGTAGGTGCCCGTCACCTTGTAGTCGGTAACATGGCCGTCGTGATAGAGATCAATGGCACCTGAAACTACATATCCATCCATCTCAGCAAACCAACGCTCCTCCACCAGAGCGCCTTCGGGTGCGTGCCCCTCTAAAACAGCGTGGACACCTGTGCCCAATAGCGCAAACAACCTATCCGCAACGTCATTAGACAGCCTGTCTTCGTGTATGGATTCAAGGTGGCTCATTTGAGGTGGTCGCAACAGGCCGGTGGCGCTGAAGTCCGCTTCCCCCTTTGAGTAGCCGTCGTTTTGAATCGCACGAACAAACTGCTCCGGCGCTCCGTGTTGGTTGGTAATGTTCACTCTACCCTCCAGACCCCAACGGTGTCGCTATCTCTCCTGAGAACACGAAACCTTCTGGTGTCGCCCTCGTCACGCATACGCTTGTGCATCCGTGAAACAAGGGATCGCAAAGTGTTGAGTTCGGTCGCTCCTCTGATCGTGCCCTTGCAGGCATCCACAAAGAAGCAATCGTCCACTTCCATTTGATCGAACGGGTACTTAGCGCCTATGCGCCTAGCCCTCTTGGGTATGTCAACACCCTTGTGAATCTCGTAACTGTCGGTCATCTCACTCTCCAGATGCCAATGCCAATATTATTTCTTTTCACAGAGAACTTTTTTCCCGTCTTTTGCGAAAACCTCCAGACGTAACTGCTGAGCGCCGACACACTTCGGTCAGCGTCCTCCTTGCTCATCGGCAGTTCAATCATGTCGTCCACATCAATCTCATCCAGTGGCAGGTGCCCCCACCTACGCTTCCTCCCTGAGGTCTGTGGTGGTGCCCCGACATTTTGAAGCACACGAAATCGTGGCTCGTTCTGCACGGCATTCTCCTGTTGTTGATGATTAAACAAATTGGCCTTATACTGCTAAGCCAATGGGGGTGCGAATGATAAACAAAATGAAAAAGAAACGCAACACTCTTGACGAAACTCCGTGTATCGTTACCGTTAGCGGCGAGCCAGCGTCAAAAGCTAATTCACGAAGACTCGTAATGATGGGTGGTAAACCTAGGTTTATAAAAAGTAAAAAAGCATTAGGATATTCCTCTGGTTTTAACACACAAGTTGGTAGTAGAAAAGAACTTATAGAGTATGATGTATGTATTGCTATAAAGATTTTTTATAAAAGTAGAAGACCAGATCTAGATGCAAGTTTAATACTTGATTTACTAGAAGACAAAATCTACAAAAACGACAGACAAGTTAAGATCAAGTATATTGAATGGGGTTTAGACAAAGAAAACCCCAGAGCGGTAATTGTCTGTGGTCCAGTAGACGATAAAGATTCGATCATTGAGACCCTGCACAGGACTTTAAAGGAGGAGTCGTGAGCACTGTTGTTCCACAAGAGATTCTTGATGTCTGTTCGACCCTTGGGGTTGGGCAGAAAAAGATTAGGTGCCCGGTGTGCCAAGGCACCCGGAGGAAGAACAATTCCGACCGGCCACTATCTGTTAAGGTTGATAGCGTCGGGGTCCAGTACACCTGCCACCATTGTGGGGAGACTGGTGGTTGGGCGCACCAAAAGAGACAGTACACGAAACAACCAGTGAAAAGGAAGAGGATTGCGATGGCAAACAATGGCAAGAAGCAGACGAACGAAAAGGCAAAGAAGTACATGTTGGCGCGTGGCATTTCAGAGGATGTACTCAACTCACATGCGATACTTGATGAGTATTCTTTTTCTGGTTCGCGTCTTCCGGCTGTAGGCTTTCCGTACCGGAATGGCTCCGGCGATGTAACGTCAATCAAGTGGCGTAGCGCCGACAAGACCAAGCGCTTCAGCCAGCAAAATGTTTGTGAAGATTTTTTTAATATTGAGCAGTACGCGAAGGGCAACGACTTGCTGATCTGTGAGGGTGAGGTTGATGCCTTATCATGGATGAGCGCTGGTCTGCCTTCCAACGTTACTGTTGTGTCGATCCCCAATGGTGCCCCGCCCAAGGTCAAAGATGGTCGCATTGATCCTGCGGACGACAACAAGTTCCGGTACATATGGAGAGCGAAGCAACATCTGGATTCATCGGGGCGCATCATTATCAACACCGACAAGGATGGTCCGGGCGATGCCCTCAAAGAGGAGATCATTAGGCGCATAGGTCGCTCCAAGGTGTGGACGATCTCATTAGGCGAGCACAAGGACGCATCGGAGGCCCTGATGAAGGAGGGCACCGACTGTCTGTTGGCCGCTTACGAGTTGGCAGACCCGCTTCCGGCTGTTGGGTTGCACACGGCAGATGTCTACGATCAATCTTACACAGATCTGTATGAGAAGGGACAAGCCCGTGGCGCTTCTACGGGAATCGCAAGTCTTGATAAGCTGATTCAGATCCCTACAGGAATGTTGACGGTCGTGACGGGCTTTCCTAGCTCCGGCAAGTCTGACCTTGTTGATCAGATTTGTTTGAACCTCGCTAAGACGAAGAAGTGGAAGACTGTTTACTGTTCGTTTGAGAAGCCGCCAGAGTTGCACATGGCCCAGCTTGCACAAAAAATAATTGGGAAACCGTTTTTTGATGGGCCAACGCCGAAGATGGACACCGAAGAAAGAGACTTTGCGTTTCAGTGGATCAAAGAAAACTTCCTCTTCATGGACTACCGCAGGGAGGGACCGACCGACATCGGTGGCATCCTCGACGTAGCGAGCGCCGCAGTGATGCGGATGGGCTGTCGTGTCTTGGTCATTGATCCTTACAACTACATTGATGTTGGCCGAAGCTTGCGCGAGACTGATGCGATCAGTCAGATGCTGACACAGGTTCAACTGTGGGCGAAAGAGCATGACGCACACGTTTTCTTCGTGGCGCACCCGACGAAGATCAGCCCTGACCGCAGATCCGAACGGAAGACAATCGTGACCGGGCACGACATAGCAGGAAGCGCGGCGTGGTTTGCTAAGGCAGACATCGGAATGTCCGCTTGGCGCCACCAGAGAGACGAAGAGCCGCCGGAGGCTCATGTCTGGAAGGTGCGATGGTCGTGGTTGGGTAAGAATGGTTCGACTCCTTTGTCGTTCGATAAGGCTACGGGGCGGTGGACGGACTACAACTACGAAGAAGATTACGATTGGGACTTCTAGCTATTGCGTTGGACCCCCCAAGGCTTGTACTTTATGGTCCCTAGGGATTAATACTCAATGGATAGCAGGACATGCGCCGGAGGTTTTCTCCTCCTTTTCCCTTCGTCGCATTTGAGGGGTGTCGCTGACCGGGCGGGTCATGTGACACCCCTCTTTTCTTTGCAAGTTATTCGGGCGAATCAAAAATAAGCTCGGAAATAATATTAAAAGCTTCCTGTTGTTCCGCCTCGGGTATATCACTCCATGCAACAGAGTCACCGGGAAGAGGCTTGAATGAGATGGTCGAAGGGTCGAACTCTGAAACAGATAATATTTTTGTCAGAGACTCAATCTCGGCAACCCCAAGTTGCACACGGTAGCCCTTGCCAACCAAGAACACCAAGAGGCCATCCTTAGCCATTCGGCTCATTAGCTTTCCGATGTACCGCGAGCTTTTCCAAGCGCCTTGATCTTCTGTGTCGGTGTACACAACAAGAGCAGAGGGATTCCCATCAAGGAAGTTTTCAATCGTAAGAACAGCACCCACTCTGTCGGGCCTGTCGTTTACGTCTCCCTTGCCGCTCATCCACAGACAAGAGAAGATCTGGCAACCAACGGGGCGCTTGTCTACGGGGTCCTCAGGCGTCGGATAGATGCCACACCCACCCTCTACTAGGTGTTTGCACTTGACACCGGCAGGCTTGTCTAGCTCCGCAATGTGCATTGCTGTGCAACACGCGGTGCAAGTCCCACACTTCCTCCAACGGACGCGAGATAACTCGGACGGCACAACTTGCCATTTTTTTAACACGACTGTCTCCGTTTATTTAATTTAATTTAAATTCAAAAATTATTTTTTGTGGCTGCGGGCGGGCTGCGAACTTACTTTGCCTTAGCAATTCGCAGAGCCGTAACGTGACCATGAGCTTTGCGCTCGGTCGTGTGCGTGTGCAACTTCTTCCACTTGCCACCCTTCTTGACGTATACGGTTTTGCCTTCGCGCTTATACGGCATTCTCTTGCTCCTTGCTTTGCTTGTATGAAAATGATAGTCGAGCTTTATAAGGGTGTACTACTCCTAACAGTGCAGAGGGGAGCGAAAGCCGATGCCTTGAAACAGCATGGCTTCGCTTAAATAACCACACTCCACCTACTTCTACGGTGTCCCCTCCTGACTGGTTAGCAAGATGCGCCACCTAACAACGGCGCTACGAACAAACAACCAACAACCTGTAAGGATGCCCTGCAATCGTGTTCGTGCAGAGCCTCTGCATCGAACGCGAGGCATTGGTCCATTAACAACGGTAGGGTTGTCCCAACAGTCCATTACTACATTGCACCGCTTGCACACCCACAACTCCATCGCTCCTGAGCAAGTAAGTCTGTGTGGTTCGTGCCCCGCGAAGGTTGCGGAGACAACGGCCCTGTCCCTTGCTTTTCTGGCGCTATGCGTTCTCACGCTCTCTCCTTAGTCGAATTGATCTGGAACCGGAAGCATCAAACGTTCAATCTGATTGATGCAAAAGTCTACCATATGAACACGGCCCTCAAGCGAAGAGTTTTTCTTTGCGTCCGCTTCACTCCAAGCTTTTACGACGACAAGAATGTCGTGAACTGAAGTTAAAATTATTTCTTCAGTTTCAATTTCTTCTGAGTCAATGCGGGAAGTGCTCATGCTGTTTGCGATCACCCTTTGGTCCACGGCGCTAAGTCGGACAGATCTATTATTGCTGACCGCACCAAGTCTCGTTCTGCGGGGTGCATTTTATACCATGCCTCCGTGTCTTGAAACTGTGTAAGAAAGTCCTGCAACGACGACATAGACCTCTCTGCCTTGGGCACCCATTCGTCTAGCAAGTTGACGACATCGACCGCTTCAGATATGTGGTCTTCAAACTTAAGCCAGTTTACTGCCGCCATGCCATCATGGAAAATAGTCGTGGCGTCTGTTTGCAACCAATCAAGTGCTTCTTGGGCACGGTTAAAAATGCTTTGCCCCCGGTGCGATGAATTATTTTTAGTCATGTTTTAATTTACCACTCTTTTCCGTTGATGGTTTCTGGGATCATAATGCAACCGCGCCCGTCCACAATAAACTTTTCACGAAACGCAGGCGCTTCTGAGTCTATTTTTTCAACATCGTCTACATAGACCACTTGGGTACCGTGTTCGTCTGCCGCCTCCTCTAGGTGCCTAACCATCGTACGAAAATCTTCATCTTGATCCATGATGCTCATGTGCTGTCCTCCCCATACGGCTCAGCGTGCTGATAGTCAACGTCAGCGTTTTCGTAGAATTCTTCTAATTGCATTTGCAGTTCGTGGTCACCCCTACTGCGAAGGCCCTCATCAAGCACTGCGGCATCCACCGCTCGCCTCACTGTGTGGATAGCCTTTATCGCTATCTCTGCCTCTCTATGAGTCAGGGCAATAAACGGACCTTGAACAACGCGCTTAGCAATTTCGTAAACTGGCACAGCCATGATTGATTTCCTTTGTTTAAGTCAACTAATGATTAGATGTAAGCTATCTCGCCCCACTGCGCCTGATTCACAAATGTCGGCGCCCAACGAGTCGTCACCCACAGGACGGGGAAGTCCGGCGCCGGGGCGGTCACGTTTGCGAGACCATCCGTCAGGTAGATCAAACCCTTGATGCGTTCGTTGTTCTCTTCGATGTAGTTGAAGATCGGGTCAAACGTTGTCCCACCCCCACCATGAGGCTTGAAGGAAGCGTCCTTCGCTCTGCTTCCACGATTGGTCCGAATCACAAACCACGGGTCATTTGTCTCAGGGTTCATGTGAATCTTAGTGTCTACATAGCAGATCCGAATCTTGTCGATCCGAAGCTTGGCACAGTTGGTTACAATCGTGTCCCTAAAAGCCTTCTGCTCATCCTCGCCAACCGAACCCGACGAATCCCAACACAAGATGATCTCACCCGGCACAGCGGTGACGCCCGGCAAATAAATATTTTGCGGAACAAATCTTTTGTTCGGTCTCGCAAATGACTCATCACCAAAGGCGCTGTTGGTCAGAAACTTTTTCAGTTGCACCTCTGGTATGGGCTTGGCCAGAAGGTCAGAGTTATCGACAACATTGCGGCTGTTACCCGCGCCAGTGCCGATCTGCTTCTCTGCCATCCTAGCCCGAACCTCACGGTCGTGAATCTCGTTGATAAGCTCTTGGACTTGCTGTGTGTCGTCTATGTCAACATTTGGGATCGGAATGATGTCGCCACACCCACCTCCAGTGTCTATATCTCCGGGTCCGGGTTGGTCACCACTCTGGCCACCTTGCTGATTGCCAGACCCACTCCCATCCTGTGGCTGATCATTTTGACCATCCTGAGCGCCACCCTGACCAACCTGTGGCTCATCACCTTGATCGCCCTGACCGCTACCCTGACCATCCTCATCCCCGTCTTCCTCTCCGTCTTCCTCAGAGATATCCTCTTCAGGGTGACCTTCATCTGACCCATTGCTTGTGTTGTCTCCACCATCCCCCTCGCCGGGATCGCCGTCGTCGCACGGCTGTCCGATAGGCCCCTTGGGCGGGGGCGGCATCCTTGGCTCCTCTTGTTCCTTACTGAGTTGCTCGACAACGTGCTCTAACGTGTACTTGTCATCAGAAGACCAGACATCGTGGAAGAGCGTGTCCCCCGGCAACGTGATAAAGTCCCCGTAACCCGCAAGCCTTTTCATGCGACCGTTCACGATATAGTCGGCGGCCACGTTGATGATCTTTGGATCAAAGCCACGGCGCATCAACTCTATCATGCGTAAGCAGTGAAGCATATCAATGTGAAACTTTTCGTGGATAATGATCCCACGAACATCACTAGCAATTCTCAAACCCTCTGTGAAGACAGAGTTTATGTAGATCTTGTAGTGATCTGTGCACCACGTTGGTTGCTTGTTGTTCACCACGATTGGGATGTTTGCAAGTTGCAAGCCACCACCCGGCGTACCGTACAACTCTGTCTTATGAAACAGCACCCTCCTGAGTTGGGTTGCTATCTCATCCTCGCTGTGTGTCACGATTGGCTCAGAGGGAGCCGGAGTGTAGTGTAACATTTTTTTCCTCGCTTTTTATTTACTAAGGGTCGTCAGTCGTCGAGCAGGTCGCCTAAGGCGAACGATGCTGACTTGTTAATAGACTTGAGGCGGTCGCTCACTTCATCTCTCGCGGCGCTGTCTTCGCCGCCAAGGATGCTTCGGACCTCATCCATATTGTTGCCGGACAGCTTAACCAAGCGATCATGCAATTCGGTCAGTTGCTTAGAGACTTCGTGCATGGGGCCACTGGATCCGTACAAGCTTTTCTCCCACTCAACGAGATCGCTTGCCATCTGAGGCAACTTTTCCCAAGTGTTCTTGTACGGAAGCGGGTTGCCGTTGCGCTTGTTCTCGGACTCAGGATCATACTGAGCGATGTTGGCAACCTGATCAGACGCCATCTCGACAACGCTACCCACAAGCCCGTTGATGAGGTTCTTCACGCCATTCCTGTTCTGGTCATGCGCGGCCTTGTGCATACGATCTAGTAAGTCACCCCAACGGCCACGCAAAACACTATCCACGTTATTAATTTGTTCAGCCGGATTGACAATAAACAACGATGTAACTTTCCACTTGAATGATTCCTCCACCTCGGAAACATCGGGGTAGTGCCTAGCCATCTGCTCCTCAGTCATGTCGTGTCCGGTAAGCCCCTTGTACACGCGCAACCCGTCCTTAACGTGCATATCGTACAAGTCGATGATGTTGCGCTTGACGGCCTTCTCGAAAGCCTCTTCGTGCATCTGAAGCTTTTTGTCTAGCTTGTGAAACTCCTCCAGTCTCACTAGCCATCCACCGTTACTCAGAGATGTGCGGCCTTCGCCGGGCTCCGTAGTTGTCCACGGTAACCCGACCTTCTCAATCTCTTCCTTGGCGCTTCGCACAGCCTTGTTAATCTCTGTGTAGTAACCAGTGGGGATTCTCTGGAATCCTGTATTCATGCGCTTGACCACGCTACCTGCGGTGGCCAATTGCTCACGCATGAGCTTGTCACTTTTTATTGGCTGATGAATTTTTGTTGAGAACACGAACGTGCCGAACCGCTTGAATACGGTTCCTGCGGCATCGTCAAGACTAAAATTATCCATTGTCTTTTCCTTTTTTTTAGGACTGATGGTTACCCGTGGCGGGACTTAAGGCGATGGGCGCCACCCACATCTGTGTTTTGTAGCTCGGGATGACTGATGTAAGCCAGAGCGTGGAGGTTGTTGGCCATCTCGCCGTCACCAATGATCGAAACAAACAAGGCGGCGGTCTCGAATGCAGACTCAATCGCTTGCTTAATTTCCTCTAACGACAAGCTGTCATCCCCTCTGGCTATACGAGCCGCAGAGTTGACCCTGCTCACCAGTGTTGCGAGCACCGTAAACTTGAAGTCATTGATGTTGTCGAAGCCAAGAGAGTTTTCCACGAAGATAGATGTAATCCGCTCGCGGTGCGCCTCAGGGTCATCCATGTACTCCAACACATTATTCAACTCCCCATTGAGGTCCGTAGATGCGGCGAGAGTAGAGAACGCCGCTACCCCGATGACTCCGGCACCCGCACACCTGAGGTGGGGCTCCTGCCAATCCCAACCCTTAATAAACTCACCATTGGCGCCCTCCCATCCCTTCAACCGAATGATGTCGTTGAAGGTCTTCATGCTACGGAAGGTGCACTCTGCATCTACGGGCGTGGGATCGTCGCCGTAGTCGAACAAAGTGTTGGTCGCCGGACGCTCCTCAGTGCCCCCACCAAAAAATAAACTTGCAGTTGAAATTAACTCTTCGAGGTTGTCACCTTCGTGCTCCACAAAACTCTGTGCTGTACCCACAACGTTGAGGCCCATGGATCGGTTGTTCACATCCGTGGTGAGTGCGTAGGCGTCGGCGCCATCTCCCTCGCGGTTACCCGTCAAGAAGAAGCAAGTCTCATCTGACACCTTGTGTGTCCACCCTAGCGTGCGCTCCCTGCCAAGCTGTGCAAAGATTGCATTAAGCTCTGGGGACTTCATTGCCTCATCCCACACAACAAAAGCGTGGACGCCTTCGGTTAGGCGCTTAAGCTGACTGAGGACGTACATATCAAAGGTCGCATCCTCATGATTCATGAAGGGCATCTGGAAGTCCCACCGTTGCATACCCGTGGTGTTCACCTCTAGGTATGCGAAGTGCTCACCCGCAACAAGCTGACGGTCGTCCTGCCTCATATCCACAAACTCTAAACCAAGCAGGGACGAAAGCTCTTGTCCTGCCAATCTGAGGAATGTGGTTTTGCCCTGCCCCACATAACCCTGACAGTAGGTCATCATGTGCTTACGCATCGGCCAACTGATACGAAGTGCTATGTCGATGCCCTGATCAGGGGTAATGCTGAGCGGAATACTGGTCCGGTTATTCATAAGGTTTGTTCCTTTTCTTTTTGTTTGGCGATTGTTCGCCGTGGCGGTTAGTTAAGAGATAATTCTTAACGTGAGTAAAACTAATTACAGCAATGAATGTCGTCAACCCTCCCTTCCACAAATGGAATCTCTGTCAGCAATCTCTATGCTTATCTCTGCATAGTCGTCCTCCATGCGGCCCAACAAGTTACCAACTTTGTCTATCATAGCAGAGACTGAACGCTTCATCGAACCCTCTGCGGGATCGTTCCACACATCTATCCCGCAACACTTGCACGGGTCTCTGCTCCCATCCAGATCCTTGAGGATAGTAAAAAGATCTTTGCGGAATCTTTTTATTTTTCCGATGTGGCGCCTGCGTTCAGCACGCTTCTGCTCAAGATCGCTAGTCGTCATCGCTTGACGCCTCCGCAGGAAGGAGGTATGAGTCCGCAAGTGAAAAGTCTATGCTCTGGGGACGCAGACGTAGAATCCTTAGCATATCAGTGTGCGCCTTAATATGTCCCTTCAAGTGTGCTTGGGTTCTCTCCGGTAGCATTGCCCACATTACCTCATCTACCCGTGGATCGCCTAAGTCGTGAAGACTGTTTAAAAACTGTTCTAAGGCGTCGAGGTCAATGTAGTCGCTGTAGTTTCCCGAAATATCTTTGACAATCCGTTGCGCTACTATTGTAGTGATTCGGAGGTCTTGGTCCTTCAAGCTTTTTCCTGATACCATCTTACTGTCCCCCTTCTGAGAATTGTTCTGATTGTGCAATGACCCTACTGTGATAGCTCTGGCATCCGGCGCTCTGGCATCCATTGTACCCAAGCAAGGCATCACGCTCGTTTCCATACCTCTGCATCATGTCCGATAGTACAGCGGCACCCCTGCATACAGAACCGGACACACTCTGCATGGTGCCTTCGCAATCCCACTCGTCTTCGTGGAGTGGCATTACTTGGTACAGACCGATGGCTCCGGCGGGGCTAACCGCCGTTGTATCAAGCCAAGGATTCTCCACCATTAGGACCCCGACAAGCAATGGGACAGACAGCCCATACCTCTCGCTTGCAGACCATACGCCGTCTGCTATTCGGTCGATGACCCCGCTGTCCGCACATCCGCCACCTGAGCACGGCCAACGGGCTTGGCTCAGAAACAGCGCGATAGGATCAGGCTCTGCATAGACGGGCGCCATCTCCACAACAGGAGTGTCGAGATCAGTGCAACCCGCCAGAAAAAACAGAGCGTAGAAAATTATTTTGTTCATCGAGTTACCCTGACGGTAAACCCATCACGCCTTACACCTGTTGTCACTACGTCCATGTTCCACACCCCCACCTGACGCAAGGCCCACTCAATCTCCCTGTCTGTTGGAAGCTTCAGTATTCCCTTTATCGCCTCTTCCTTGATGCACTCGCCACGCCAATCTACGAAGTAGTCGCCGCACGCATCGCAGAATTCAACAGGAATGTACGCTGTGACCTCCACGGTTTCGTCAAGTTTTCCGGCGCCGTTGCCTCCATCTATGACCCTGAATGGAAAGATGTGGTCCGTCCATGTCGGCTTCAAGTCAGGGCTGTCGCAACTAGGGCACTCATCCATCGGTTTACGATTAGCCATTGTTATTGCCCCTCATTCAAAAGTTTGGATCGGTCAGAGGTGCGATACACACCCGATACGCACGTTGGCGCATCTTTTCACGATATGCGGGATGGTACTCACCTCTGGCTTTTAATTCCTCAAACGCATACACCGCCCATCGCCCAACAGCGGAATAGTTTTGATGCCGTTCTAGGTCATCAATGCTCCCGTCATTTACCGTGGCCTGATCGGCCATGTTTTCCAAGCTCTCCCGACCCAGTGACGCAAAGCCATCTATAATCGGTTCTGGCCTAATGGTACGATTAGCCATTGTTAGTGCCCCTCATTTGGGCAAGTTTTGAGTTTACGTCTGCATCTATAACAAGATTGCGGTAGAAGTTCTTCAACTTCATTGTGTCAAAGTTCACACAACGCTCAAGAAACCACGGGCAAAAGCCAGTATCCCAAGACTTGTCATCATGCCAGTGCTTCCAAAGAGGGTAGACCTTTCTCGCGTCCACAGTTAAATGAACCACCAACTCTTGTAATTCTCTTGGGTCCTCCTTAAGCCTTTTGCTTAAGCGGTGGTTGAACCGTTGGTTACAAAAATTAATGATGGCTTCCCACAAGGCCATGCAATCCATGGCAAAGTGAACAGTCAGGGGTCCCGCCCCATTGATATCGCCGTCGCTTCCTCTATCTATTGTTGGCATAATGATTCCTTTTCCAATGATCAAATGAATTGTTCCTGAGATACATCCCGTTCTCAAACCGCGCATCCGCTCCCTCTGGCGCACTTATCGCCCAAATGGGTGGACCCCCTTTGTACTCCAAGCCTTCACTCCACACGCGAACGTCAGGGATAATGTTCGAGAGGCGCTGTTTCGTGGTATCGGTACGCCACCTACCTACGTCAAACTCTATGTCCCCGTCTCTGTCAAAAATGACAATATCAGTGTCCATGTACCTGACTGCGATGCTGTCTCTCAGTTCGAGGCGATGGACCACCGTTCGGTAGCCTAGCTCACGCTCAGGCTCGCCGCCCAGAAAAGCACTAGCCTCCTGATAATTACTTATCTGCGTTTTCATTTTTGCCATTGTTAGAATTCCTTACGGAACAAGTGATAGTCGTACGAAGTGTTGACGATGTTTTCCCTTTCCATTCCCATAGCTTCGTCTGCTATAATCTTCGCAGTCTCTAAAAGCTGTTCTTGAAACAGCGTGTCGGGCTCATCGAACATTTTGATTAGAGCTTTTTCAACTGTCTCGAATTTCGTGATAAACTCTGAAAGCTCATCTCCTACATGGTCATCTCGGATCAGCACATTGAAGTGCGCTAGAGTCTGATCGAACCGACTTCCATTCGGATAGAACGAATCGAAGTAACTGTCGCGACTTTCCTCCCAATATTCATCTCGAATGTTTTCGATAATGAACAACCCTGACGGGTCAGTCTCACGAAGATTGTCGAGAATGTATTGCGCGTTTCCCTCTTCAAAATCTTGTGTGAGAATGTCAATCCAGTGTTCGTCTGGATGATCAGTCAGAAACAGAGAGCTTTTTCGATGCCTCTGCTCAATCTCAAGATCCCAGACACTGAAGGGCAAGCTTCCCGCCAATGTGCCTAGTTGGTCCTTGTTCATAGTTGCTAACATCATGAGTCATCCTCTAGTGAGAGTGAGTCTACGGAAGCGCCAACGCGCACCACGTTCACGCTAGTCTTGTCCAGATCCACGGTGCACATGAAGTGGGCACGATCCTGAGGCCGTCCCTTCATCCAATCAAAGAAGGCTGACATAGCCTCTTCCCTCGATTCCCATACTTCCAGTGCGGGGTTGTCGTCCTCTAATTGACTGCAAAGCCTTACCGTTGATGGTGCCTTCACCAAGATGTAAGGCGAGCTTATGTGCTTCCCCAGATCCGCAGGGAACCTGTCTATGCGCATCAACTGGAAGTTCCTAGTTTCGCCGTGATTCTCTTCAATCAATTCTACCGTGTAAAGAGCCTTGAAATTCAGTGACATTGTTATGTCCTCCTAACCGTGAAGGCTGTTGAGGTCTACAGGATAGATCATGTTCATCGCTACTTCTAACGCTTGCATCCGATCATTGGCATACACGGCGCTAGATGATGGGCCTCTGCGTGGACTCACACGGTACACACCGTGCGAACGCTCGCCTCTGCTTGCTCTGCGAATGGTGATGCCAGAGGCGTTTGCGATTTCCCGTACTTGTTGCATTGATAACGACATTTTGTTTCTCCGTTTTAGGAGTGTGAATAGTTGGCCTGAATCATCAGTGGGCTAGTGGCCAATCAAACCCATAGCCCCCCGTGAGGGGGCCTTTCATCTATTGGTTATTGGTCTTGGTTAGGTAGCTTGGTGCGGTGTTGGTTGACCTTGACCATTACGCGAGGAAACTTCACGGTTGGCCTGTCAGTGAAACGCACCGTGTTAGACTTCTGAGTAACACCTGCGCCATTAGCCCGAAATATCGTAGTCATGCTAGTGTATCCTTGAGAGCATTGCTCTCCGTAGAAGAAATAAATTGTACAGCTTTTTATTTTTGTTTTGCCTAGCCCTCCAGTTCTTGAGTTGGGGTAGCGTTGAGCGGTAGCCCGACATAATCCTTGGTCGGTAGCGCAATCGTGTGCTCAAGGCGTGGTCTGCGTCGAGTCTTGGGCCGTTGTGCATCTGGCGAGAACTTGCGTACAGCGCCTGTAGGCACCTGCGCCCGTCGCCCGTAGAAGGCGGGGTTGGTGCTGTTCAACGTGTAAGCGCCAGATGTTGCTAGGAACTTGTGCTTGCTGTTGTCGCTAACAGAAGGCTCCACAACCACGCTCGCCATGTCTGGGAACGCCGTGCGGATAAGCCTCCTCATTTTTTTGGTGCTGTTGGCCGACCGTGCCTTCACCCAAACACCAAAGTCGCGCTCCTTAACCCAAGGATAGAAGCGTAACTCACGTTCTACATCTGCTCTCCAAGCCATCTTCTGAAACCCTCCCTCCAAAAAATTCTGTATTTCTTAGCCCCTCCCTTGGGGGCTTGAATCAGTCTTGAGCCGAATTTCGGCCACATATTAAAGCTACAACAAATGTCAATATTCGTCAACCCTCCCCCCCTCCCTACGAGTCAACAAACCCCCCACCCACCGTAAGGTGAGCAGGGGGAAGTGTTTAGGGGTTAGAGTGCTACTAGCTGCGTACCACCTCCTCCTCTGGAACCTCACCACCGTGAGCTTCCCAGAGAGCCTTGGCTACCTTGTAGGCTTCGATGCGGCGGTAGCTGATCTCAGCCGTAGACAGACCGTACGCGTAGCACTTGATGGCTAACTCAGTGGCTGCGACCACTGCGAAGCACCAGTGGTTGGTGTCGAAGTTGGAGCCAGTGTTGACCGCGAAGCCAACCGCTGTCTTCTCATCGTGAAGGAGCTTGGTCACCCGGTGAGCCTGATCGACTAACTCAGAAGGTCCATACTCATCAAAGGCGGCCTGCCACCAGTTGCCGCAGGAGGTGATGATCGTCACTAGGTCGGTCGCGTCCTCGTCGCTAAGGTCGATGTCGAAGAGAGACTTGGTGACGGTGGTGGTTTTGATTGGGTTGAACATTTTGTTTTCCTTTTTTGGGGCGCTTTGGCCCGTTGTTGAAACGTGCCTGAATCTATATGAACGGACAGCCTGTCAATAGGGGTACATTGTAACAACATTGTAACAATATGCGTCAACAGAAAAGCTCAAGTAATTGACGGTTAAGCCTTAGCGTTTAAGTTGGTGTATGACTATACCCAAGGGGCTAAGCCCAAAGCAGAGCGCATTCGCAGGATTCGTGGCGTCTGGCCTGACCCAGACGGAAGCGTACCGAAAGGCGTACGATACGAAGGGCAAGGACTCGACCGTCCACGTTCTCGCGTCTCGCCTAATGAAGAAGGATCATGTGCGCCAAGCTGTCGAAGATCTCAAGGCCGACAAGAAGCAAGCCAAGCGCACCCACGAAAAGCTCAACGCCAAATGGGTTCTTGAGCGCCTCAAGTCTGAGGCCATGGACGATAGCAATCCACCATCCACACGGGTACGGGCACTTGAGCTACTAGGAAAGAGCGAAGGAGTATTCGATGAGTCTTCTACTGTGGTAGTAGAACACAGGAACCCAGAGGACATTCAGAAGGAGCTACAGGACAAGCTGTCAGGGTTTTTCTCAGAGGCGTGATATAGGCTTAGAAAAGGTAGCCCAGAGGCCCACCCTAAGGGCTTGCCACCAGATCCTATACCCTCCCTCCAAAAGATTCCGAATTTTTTGGCCCCTCCCTCCAAGAAATTCCGAATTTTTTGCGTACGGGTTCTGTTCGGGTCCGCACTACCCTGTCGATTCCACCTTGTGACTACCTACACTCTATCGATTCCACCGTGTGACTACCTGCTTTCTTTCGATTCCACCGTGCGACTACTTGGGTTCTGTCGATTCCTCCATGCGAATACTTGGGGAGGGTGAGGCGCGTCTCGATTCCGCCATGCGACTACTTGAATACAATCGATTCCTCCATGCGTTCGCGCGAGGGGCTCCCAAGGGGAAGGGCTAAAAAATTCCGAATTTTTTGGGGGGAGGGTTTGGCGCATATTTATGCATCTGGCGCTCGCGTATGGGCACGAAAAAACCCCCGCCTCAGTTTCGAGACGGGGGCCGGTTGAGTGAAGGTCCTAGGTTATGCTATTTGGTTTCCTTTGTCTTCGCTTTCTTGACGTAGACAGAGAGAGTTTGATCCTTAGAGGCCCCGTTTTTTGGGACCATTCTTAGGGATCTTGGCTCCCATACTGGCCGGTCGGCGTTCTGATGAACCTCTAAGGCTCTTGTCGCCTGTCCGACTGAATTTAGCTTGGCAACTCGCGTTGAGACATTCTCGCCTAACGCTCTTGCCGCGCTAATTGTCACTCCTTTCCCCTTTATGGGGTTAGTGAGTGTGAAAGGCGCTTTGGCGGCTTCTAGTGCCGTCTCTAGCGCCTTAATCGCTGCCGGGTCACTCACCTTAGAACTTGTCGTTCTCTCTTCTCGCTCTAAGAGGGCAACCATATTGAGAAACTCATCTCTCGTAGGCAGCGCCGACTGACCCGCTGCGGGTGTGACTACGCCTTTAGTAGTCTCGACCCCTTTGCTATCGACAGTCGTTACTAGTTCCCAAGAGACCTTGGCTAGGATCGACTTGACCCCTGCTTGAAAGTCTTGGTGATCATGCCACCTATGATAGGCGGCGGGGATCGCTTGCATCTTGGACCGGCAGTACGTCAGGTTCGACGCTCTGGGCTTTCTTGCCGTTGGTCCAGAGTAAACAATCTCCTGCGAGAACTTTTCGAACAGCCGACCGAAGTCGGCATCTTTTCCGGCGTTCTCACTGAAGTAGATTAGCGCCCACATGAACCGGGCACCCTTTGCACTCTCAGCCTTGGTTATCAGCTGAGTAGCCTTTTGAATAAGGCTAGCGGCTACGCTCAGGAGCGAGCCGCTCTCGTTGTGGGAATCTTTTCCCATTGTGTCCATCCCTTGTTGGACATGGCTTGCGCCATGTCGATGATGGACCTTCACTCAACCCTAGTTTTCAAATAGCCCCTAATGAATACAGCCCATAGCAATAAGCCGCAATAGCTAAGCGCAACAAACTTCAACCCTAGGGAGGGGCTAAAAAATTCCGAATTTTTTGCGTACGGTTTCTCTTCGGTTATCATTATTCACTCTCCCTGCATAATTATGCTTGCCGCCCAACCCCAGTATAGGGGGGTCACCCAGTTTCGGGGCCTGTCGCTGCAATATCTAAGGTAAACTTCTGCACGTTTTATCGTATTCCTTTACCAGCCTTAACTACCCTTTTCGTTTTCGACAAACACTAATCTGATCGTGAAAAAAATTACAACAAAAAAAATAAAAGTCTTAGCCTTGTTTGGCGCTATTGGAATTTTTGCAGCTAGTTATTATCTAACTAGTAATTATCTAGATAGAAAATAACTAGCTAGGTAATATCTAGGGTATTATCTATTTTCTTTTTTAGATAATATCTAGTTAATACTAGACATTATCTATTAACTATATATTATCTATAGGGGGGGGTTGCCAAAGTGAAGGCGAAGATTCATATCAACCAGCACAAGATTCGCCAAAACGCGAAGAAACAGGAGTGTGAGCCGGTGATTACAGTGAAGACGTACAAGAGTAATGAGTATGCTTCGTCTGTTTCAATCAATGGTCCGTCTGTTGTGGTTTACTCACCGGACAACCCGCTGTCTTGTGGCGCTAAGGTTTGGATAGAGGCTGAGTATGAAAGCTTGGTTTTGGGGTAATTACCGTCATGTAGTCCTGTTTGCAGTGCTTTTTGTGATGTCTAGCTGTGCTGTTGTGAACTCGGGGTGTTGGTCTGGGCTGAACAACGTATATTGCCAAGACTCAGAAAACCTGAATGAGGAACGGCGGTGGAATATCCCCCCAGCACCCCCCTCTGGATTGAATGCGACATGTGTGAAGAGTGGTGGTGCAGCTTCCACGACAGCCATGTCTTTGACTGCGCCTGCCCTGAAATTGAAGACTTTATAGAACTTGGCGTAGAGCCATACTCTACTCCCAAGTCTGACCCTAAGGTTTTGTTGGCGATAGCAAAAAAATCGGGGACGAGATAGGTTTCGACACCTCATAAACGTTGAGCTTGGGGTGGACGCCAGTTCGAGTCTGGCCGTCTCCATAACTACACACCCTCAGGCACCAATGACGTTATCAAAAAAAGAGGAGCGGAGAGAACGGCAGTTCGGTCCCAAGGCTGACTGGATACGAACTTTGCCGTGTGCGGCCTGTGGGCGTGACGGGCCTAGCGACCCTGCACATATGAGATCGCGTGGCGCCGGGGGTACCAGTGACCATCTAGTGCCGCTTTGCAGGATGTGTCATACCGAACAACACACGAAAGGAATTAAGACATTCTTTTCAAAACACGGTATAATTGACACATTAGATCTTGCAGAGCGGTATCATCAAAGGTGGCTCCATGCAGACTATTGGAAAAACAGAGGCAACGACCTCCTCTACTAAGCCACTGCCAATAAAACTAGACGAAGTTACGTTAGTAATTGAAAAAGCAGTCGAAGCGTATCGCTCTGCCACTGCTACCATGAGGGGCACGCGGTCAAAGGCGGCGCTTCACATGGATGACTACGCATCTTGGTCAGATGGCAAGGTTCGATATACAGGAAAGTCTGCATCTGATATTTTAGAAGACTACTTGACGGGCTTGGGCTTTGAAAGAGAAAGCCAAATGTTCTACGACTTGAGTAGAATTGTCATGGATTACTCAGAACTTGGTGAGTTTTCTATATCAGAAGTTGTCTATTGGTGCGCTTTGAGCAATGTTGACTATGAATTATGAGCACAAGCTATGCAAATTGACATTAATTCTATAAAGTCTAAGCTAGATCAATTGCCAGATGTTGAAAAAATGGAGATTTTGCAACTCTTAGATGAGCTTGAGTCTGCAAAAACCAAGGAAACTGCCCACGAAGACTTTTTAGGATTTGTAAAACATGTGTGGCCAGCCTTTATTGAAGGTGATCACCACCGTGTAATGGCCGATGCGTTCAACAGGATTGCAAAAGGCGAGCTAAAGCGCCTGATTGTCAACATGCCACCCCGTCACACCAAGTCCGAGTTTGCTTCTCACCTCTTTCCTGCGTGGTATTTGGGCAAATACCCTGATCGTAAGGTGATTCAGACGGCACACACTGCCGAATTGGCGGTAGGGTTTGGTAGAAAAGTTAGAAACTTGGTTGGATCGGACGATTACCAGCACATTTTTAACAATGTGTCACTAGCATCCGACTCCAAGGCCGCAGGTCGCTGGAGTACAAACAAGAATGGGGAGTATTTTGCTATTGGTGTCGGCGGTGCGGTAACAGGTAAGGGTGCCGACATCCTGATTATTGACGATCCGCACTCCGAACAGGAAGCGGCGCTTAATGATCCGTCCATTTACGACAAAACCTACGAGTGGTACACCTCTGGACCACGGCAGAGGCTGCAACCGGGCGGTAGTATCTGCGTTGTAATGACAAGATGGTCCAAAAAAGACCTGACTGGCCAGATTTTGAAGTCATCAATCCAGCGTGGCGGCTCTGATGAGTGGGAAGTCATAGAACTTCCTGCAATTTTGCCCAGTGGAAGCCCTTTATGGCCCGGATTTTGGCCGCTAGAGCAGTTGGAGGCACTAAAATCAGAACTTCCGGTGCCGAAGTGGTCTGCACAGTACCAACAAGACCCCACATCAGAGGAAGGAGCGCTAATTAAGCGCGAATGGTGGAAAGAATG